AACGCCTGGTACAGCGTCTGTATCTTTAACTCTGGCTGCCAACCAGCCTCATCAACATCTAGAAACTGTGTCCCAGTTCCACGTCCACCAGAGCCCGTAAGATGCAAATGCACGGCTGGCTGTGGGGCTACCTGGAGTGGTGCCTGCACTGGCGGCACCCAAGTCCAAGCCATAAGGTGCACAGCCTGTGACTGTAGCTCATCTGTACGAAGCTGGACCAACCCCTGCTAGATATGTTATACTCTGTATATGGGTATTAGATATTTTGCATTTGTAGTGGGAGAAGATGTTTCAACAGTCTTTGCTGTAGACGACGAGCAATCATACAATAAAGCGGTTATCGCTGGCTTGCGCTCAGGACCCGTAATCATAGAGACAGATGAGTCTCAAGTTTCTTTAGGTTGGAAGTATCGAGATGGAGAGTTTCTTCCTCCGTTTTTAGGTGATGATGAGGGGCCAGGGTACGAGATAGATGACTAATGCGTGGGACAGGTACAAAGAAAAACTAGGAGACACCAGACCTTGGGATCTTTTAAACCCCAACACAGTTTACGCAGACAAGTCTGTTGCCCAAGAGAGATACAGCATCTGCAAGGCCTGCCCAAAACTTTTACCAACAAAACAATGCGACGAATGTAAGTGCTTTATGAAAGTTAAGGTTACTCTTGCAGAAGCAGAATGCCCATTACATAAATGGGGTAAGTCTAACCAGGAAACTGATTAAGCATAGCCTTAGCTTTTTCGCTAGTAGTCCAAGCACTCCAGGAAGAGCCTCCGTCAGAGATTACATATGCAACTCTAGAGTTTACTTCAGGGCTAAAGAGTTCTTCATTAGTTTTAAGACCATGTTGCTTAAGTCTTGCTGGACCCATGCTCCCAATCATGTTGATCTGAAAAAGACCGTAAGAGTTGTCTCCAGTACTTGAGTTTTGGTTATGAGCATAGAGCCTGTTTGTTGATTCAAGCTTTACTACAGCCCAAGCCATCTGCAACCCTTTACCAGAAAATCCAGCGTTCTCTAAAACTGATATAAGATCTGTGTCAGACAAGACCATCTTCTGAAAATCTTCTCTAAGCCAGGGCTGGGTTGTTTTGATAGAAACCTCTAGCCTGGAAAAACTTCTAGATTCTGGTAATACTTCTATAAGGTTCATTCTGTTGCCGACAGAAAGTGTTTGTGTGATTTCTAATTCTTTAGCAAAGGCTCGTGGGGTTTCAATTTCGTTACACTGGCTAACACCAGTCAAAATTCCTGCGACGAGACCAAGGGAAACAATGGCTTTTTTGTCCATAAGATAACATTATACCAGGATTATGGTCCTAAATCAACCTTGCGATGTAATCTTAAAGTATTATGGTATAATTTTACTATGGCAACCCAAAGAGGATCAACGAACTCATACGAAGTAGGAAACACTCCACCAAAAGTATCTTGGACGGTTGTCCGTGGTGACACGGCGTCATTTCGGGTATACGTAACTGACGACAATAGGGTTTCCTTAAACATTCCCGACTGGGACATAAAGATGGACATAAAAAGAGCTGGGACCTTGGTTATGTCTTTGAACCCCTCAGCAATCTTAGGAGAGGCCCCAGGAGAGTTTACGGTTTCTCTTCTGTCCTCTCAGTCAGAAATTTTAGAAACAGGAGATGTCTTCGATATACAGCTAACGTCCAACCCAGCACTCTACGTATGGACAGTTGCAAGTGGCAGCTTAGTAATCTTTGAGGATGTAACAAAATAATGGCTTCATCAGCTATTCTTAAGCAAACTCAAAAAGTTGAGATGCAGACAAAGTTCTTCCCTAAAGCCACATTACTTTCTGGTGAGTCAACATCTCTGAAGATAACAGACCTTGTCCATAACACCGAAAAGGTCCAGTCCGCACATTTTTCAAACTCAAAATCCTTCGCTAACGAAAGAGCAGCTTTAGTATCTGAAAGACTCCCATTTCGGGTGAGAATAACCAATTTGGGAGTGGCTTACGGCCCCAGCCACCCTGCTCCCATTGGAATTGCCATACTGGGTCTGAACAACTATATACTTTAAAAACTTTAAAAAATACCCACTATAATATATACATGGCTAGAGTATCAATCCCTTATGTAAAGACCAGGTTCGAGACTGGCGACCGCCCAGAACAGGCGGACTATCAAGACCTGATAGACACAGCAGCAGGCCAGGCAACTGATCTGGGAACCGCTGGAAACAACGAGAACACTATTGCTGGTATTGAAAACATCACGGTAATTGACAGCTTTGACGCTAGTCAGTGGAGACTTGTTAAGTACTTGGTTTCAATCTCAAAGACTTCATTCGGAGACAATAAGTTTTACGCAACAGAACTTTCCATACTGGTAGACGGCACAGATATATCTGTCACAGAGTACGGAGTAATAGACAATGATGGGAATATGGGCACCATCGATGTTTCTAGAACTGGAGATACCGTTGCATTGACGGTGACCCCTGATTCAGTAATCAAGCCAGTGACCGTGCGATTTGCTCGCATGGGTCTCAAGGCCTAACTAGGAGATTAAAAAAAAATGGCAACAGTTAATAAAGATTTTAAGGTAAAAGCTGGCTTAGTCGTTGAGGGTGCCTCAGGTACCATTAATGGCTATAGCGTACTAACAGAGGCTCAGGCCAGCATAGACTTCATCGTAAACACTATTGGGGGAACAGCTACATCAGCATCGACTCCAAATACTGTAGTGAAGCGTGACGAGAACTCAGACTTTTCAGCAGGAGTAATAACTGCAGACATAGTCGGAAGCCTTACTGGTGACGTAACTGGAAACTCTGATACCTCAACAGCTTTAGAGACTCCGAGGACTATCTCCGTAAGTGGAGATGCTGTCGGTTCTGTATCTTTTGATGGAACATCTGACGTATCAATTGCAATCACCTTAGACTCAGCATTTGCTACCGATGTAGAGGTTGGTACCTCTAAGAGTGAAGCTGTAACCGAAGCTGCTTCTTACACAGACGGAGAAATTTCTACTCTAGAAACTTCCTTGCAGTCTTATGCCGATCTAGCTCAGTCAGATGCAGAGACTTCTGCTGCCTCTTACACAGACGCTCGTGAATCAGCTATTACTTCTGCATACCAAAGCTACACAGATACAGCAGAAGCTGATGCAAACACATATGCAGACTCTGCAATCGCAGCTCTAGTCGGAGGAGCCCCAGAGCTTCTAGACACTCTTAATGAACTAGCAGAGGCTATTGCCGATGACCAAAACTTCTCAGCAACAGTAGTTAACGACATTGCAGCAGGTCTTGTAACAGCTAAGGACTACACAGACACCCGTGAAGGTCTTATCACTACAGCCTACCAAGCTTATGCAGACACCGCTGAAGCCGATGCGATCTCTACCGCAGCTTCAGATGCAACTGCTAAAGCCGACACAGCAGAGTCAGAAGCAAATAGCTACACTGACACCGAAATTGCCACAGAGGTTAGCAGTCGTAACACAGCTATTACTACAGCTGTTGACGCCCTAGATACAGACGCTATAGAAGAAGGTTCTTCAAACTTCTATTTCACTGATGAAAGAGCTCAGGATGCTGTTGCAGCCTCCATTGCTGCTGGTTCACACCAAAACATTACCGTGACTTACGATGATGCTCTTGGTTCTCTGACTCTTGTTGCAGAAAACGGAGTAGCAGATTCTGACACGGACGATTTGGTAGAAGGTTCCACAAACTTGTACTTCTCAAGTGCACGTGCGGTTACCGCTCTGGAAGCAGTAGTCCCTAACTTTACAGAGGTAGACCTTAACTCAGTTGCAACTCAAGTAGCTGCTACTCAAACAGTCTCTACCGCAAGTCAAGTCGTAGGATATTCCTTTAGCGGTACTTCCTACAGGACAGCAGAATTTGTAGTAAAATCTGCTTCAGGTGTGCACACAGAAGTTTCAAAGGTTCTTTTAACTTTGGACACAGCAAACAACATTTCCATTACCGAGTACGGAGTAGTAGGAACTAATGGTTCTCTATCAACTCTTTCTGCAGGTATGGATGGGAACACAGTTCAGCTACTAGTTACAACCCTTAACAACGGCACAGATGTTACAGTTGTTGGTACACTAGTAGTATAGTTTCACACAACAATAGAGGCAGGAGGAAGCAATAGATGGCGCTAAGCGAAAAAGACTTTAAGGTCAAAAATGGAATCCAGGTATCTGGAGACGCTGTAATTGGTGGAACTATAACCGCAGCATCTCCAACATTGGGCAGCCATGTTGTAACTTTGGAATATTTTACAGAGAATGCAAACTCTAGCTTTAAGGCACAATCTATTGCTCCTGTTTCCCCTACTAATGGAGACCACTACTTCGACACTGCTACCCAGAGACTAAACGTTTTTTACGATGGCTCCTGGATAACTATGGCCTCAGTAGAAGATACCCAGAATATCCCACAACACATTCACGACACTTCGATTGACGGTTCTGGGCTGATAGTTTCAAGATTTACAGATGCAGCATCCCCCACCAGTCCACAGGGAGCACCAGTGGATGGCGGAGGAGTTTCAACCACATCATGGGATTCAGTACTTGACGGTGGCTCAGTTTCAGATAACTTCAATTAGCCTAAAAAAAAGTTGGTATAATAGTAAAAGGCTTAAACGTGACACCCTAAAAGTAGGAGAATAGACTATGGCAACAAGGATGCAACAGAGGCGTGGTACCGCAGCAGAGTGGACCAGCATTAACCCAGTTTTAGCTGGCGGAGAGATCGGCTATGAGACAGACACTGGCCGTTTCAAAATGGGCGATGGAACAAACAATTGGGAGAACCTGTACACTTACGGTTCTATAGACTCAATTCTTGACGCAGCCCCAGAAACTCTTAATACTCTAAATGAGCTGGCAGCAGCTATAAATGACGACCCCAGCTTCTACACAAACGTCGGTCTAGCAGTCTCAACCGCAAAGACCGAAGCTATATCCGCTGCAGGTTCTTATACAGATGGAGAAGTCTCTACTTTGCAAACTGCCTTGCAGTCTTATGCAGATCTAGCCCAATCAGATGCAGAGACTTCAGCAGCATCCTACACAGATGCCCGTGAATCAGCTATTACTTCGGCATACCAAAGCTACACAGCGACCGCAGACTTGCTTCTTGGAGACGTAACTATCGACGGAACTTCTGGAAACACAGTAACATCCAGAATTCAATCTGCGATCAGTGACCTTATTGGTGGTGCACCTGGAGCACTAGACACTCTAAACGAGCTCGCAGCAGCACTTGGCGATGACTCAGACTATGCAGCAACCATAACACAGATTGTCTCTGACATCCAGCAAAGCGTAATTGACGCAACAACGTCTCTTAACGAAGGTATAGCCCTTGCCAGAACAGATCTGGGAGCAGATATTGACTCTGAAATCGCAGATGAAGTAATAAACAGAGACAATGCAATCTCAGAAGCTGTAGACCTGGAGACAACTGCCAGAGGCTTAGCCATCGCAGCAGATAGCTCAGACACCCTAGATGCGTACACTTTGGCAGTAGCTGCCGAGGCAACGGCTAGAGAAGCAGCAATCACCGACCTAGGCACAACGATAACTACAGCATATCAGGCCTACGCCGATACAGCCGAATCTGATGCAATTGCGACCTCTTCGACAGACGCAAGCAGCAAAGCAGATGACGCACAATCAGCTGCAGAGCTAACAGCTTCAACAGCTTTGACGTCTCACAATGACGCTACTACGTCTGTGCACGGTATTGCAGACACCTCGGTGCTTGCCACAAACACAGACGTGAGTACGGCACAGACAAATGCTGAGAGTTATGCAGATGGTCTTTCAGGTAACTACGATGCAGCAGGCTCAGCTTCTACAGCTCAGAATGCAGCAGAGTCTACTGCAGCTTTAGCTCTGACAGCGCATAATGACGAGACTACCTCGGTGCACGGAATTACAGATACCTCAAAGCTAGTTCTTACAGAGGCTGCAAGCCAGACAATAACTGGAGACTTTACTGTTACTGGAGATCTGACTGTTTCGGGAACGACAACCACAATCGATACTGCAAATTTTGAAACAACTGACCCTTTGATTGCACTTGGAGAAGGAAACGTCACAAATGCAGTTGACCTTGGTTTTGTCTCAACATTCAATGACGGAGTTCAGCAAATAACTGGTTTTGCCAGAGATGCATCCTCTGATACTTGGAAGTTGTTTAAGGGAGTTACTGACGTTCCAACTACAACTATTAACTTCGCCCAGGGATCCTTGGATGACCTATCAGTTAAAGATTTGTCTGCTGCTGTCGTAAGTGCTGCTTCTGTGGTATTTGCAGACGGAACAACTCAAACTGTAGCAGCAGTGCCTTCCCTGACAGTATTCTCAGAAAAGACTGCTAGTTACACTCTAGACACCATCGACTACAAGGACAACTTGGTTGAGGTAAACTCTGGTAGTGCAACTACATTTACTATCCCAACGAACGCCTCCTTGGCCTGGCCAGTAGGAGCTTCAATGGATATTCTTCAGACTGGCTCTGGTCAGGTAACTATTTCCCCAGCAAGCGGAGTAACTCTAAACTTTACTCCTGGAAATAAGTTACGCACTCAGTGGTCATCTGCTACAATACTTAAAAGGTCTGCAGACTCATGGGTTGTCTACGGCGACCTAACAGCTTAATAACTAGGAGAAGAGAAAAGACATGGCAAAAAAAGAAGCAGGCGGTAGGTCAGCATCACAGAATGACTTCCTGGAGCCACTAACACCAGTAAGCGTAACAGCTTCCAATGTCGGCACAAGCCGAGTATACAACGA